CGGGCCCCCCACCGGGGGGGCCCATTCCCCCCCCCCCGCCATAAATCACGCTGTAACCGCCGGAGGACACGACCGTGTAAGAGTTTGGCGCCAGCACGGTGATCACCGTTCCGACGGTCCACGACGGCGGGATCTCTTCATCGCCAGACGAAGATACGTCAACCAGCGTGATGGTGTTTCCGGACACGACCAGCGCATCCGCGATAATACTGACCGTCTCCGGGCCGCTTGAGCCCAGGTCCAGCCCGGCGGTACCGGAGCCGGTATTGCCGACCTCTGGTGAGTTGAACCAGTTTTCGGTACGCGTGTCGCCGGATACAGTGGCCCCAGGCGGATAGAGGGTGTAACGCACGTCGGTACCGAAAGCGGAGATCGGCGTGTTTCCGATCCGGATATCTGACTGGTTAATCACCATGTCGCCGACACCCACGCACAGGAACATGCTGGTTTCCATGCTGGTCTCGTTGACGAACCGGCTTACCGGCTGCACGACGTAATCAGGCCAGACGCGGTATTTACCGAAGATTTCCCGGATGGGATCGCCCAGCTTCGCCGCGTTCGCTTTTGCCGGATTGAGGTCAATCTGGTCGCCGCTGGCCGCCTGGGAACCACCGCCGCCAGCCTGAGACATCGTGCTCATCATGTAGATGCTGTACGCAGCAGAGGCGACGGCTACGCTGACGGCAACCCAGATCGCGATTTCTGCGCCGGTACCGTATGGCACCGGATACAACCTGACGTCTGTTTCTCGCTTGATAACGCGCAGTGTCCACTCTGCCGGCGGGACGGGGACACCGTCGATTTCAACCGCAACCGGATGCTGCTGATCCGGCGTCCAGTCCTTCACGTTCTGCGCAAACCAGGCGCTAAGGGTCATCGTTTCATGTTGATGCGTTTCCAACGGTTCGCCCGGCAACCGGGAGGGATAGATTCGGATCGTCACTGGTAATACTCCACGCGAACAAAGCGGCGCACAAGCCGCGCCAGCGGCAGAAAGGTTACGTTGGTGCGCGGATTGCACTCTGCGGCACGCAGCTGTCCGTCAATCTCAACCACGATGGCAACGTGTGTCACCACTGAACCGGAATAACAGGCGATACCTGCGCCCGGGGCCGGTTCACATCGCGTCAGGCCTGCCATCAGCCCCCGCGCCTCCCGGTCGAGGCCGTTATCGTCCTTCGTGACGCCGGCAAAATCAGGCCACGGCGTTAGGCCAAGATCGCGCCTGATTTCGTTGACGATGCCAAAGCAGTCCAGCGCGGGGTAAGCGCGTCCGCCCTTCTGCCACTCGACAGAACGGTATTTATCAGGATTGAACATGGTGTTTTCCTACTGGAGGTAGCGGAGGCCGGGGAAGTTTGGCAGCGTGTAACGGTAGCGCGGCCATGCAGTGTCGAGAATATTCAGGAAACCGGCTTTGATCTGTACCTCCGTCGCTTTCCAGTACCCGTCTTTAATCTGGAATACCAGGGGCGGAGCCGAAGGGAAACTGAAATCGGTTGAGATGTACTGCCGCATTATCAGCGTGCCGCTATCGAGGTTTGCCAGGGCGTTTCGTATTGCAGTTGAAACGATGCCGTCAATGTTGCTGATGACGAACTGCAGATCCTGCGTGCCATCCTTATTTCTGGCGGGCAGCGCGACGGCCATAGCCGCGGCTTCGAACTTCACCGATGCGCCAGTTTCCGTGACAGCGGTGATATCCTCGAAGTTCTCAACCAGCCAGTAAGTCTGGCCGCCGACGGTAATCTGCAGCGTGTTGAAGAGGATCTCACTGCCGCCGCTGGCATACAGCCTGTTGAGTGTTGGGCTTGTCATGCTTCCGGCCACTCCTTATTGAGCGCGTAATCAATAATGCTCTGCCCGACGATGAATTCAGGGAAATTACCCCAGCCAGGCGGCAGAATTGGACGTTCCCACAGCTCCAGTGTTGCCGTGAATTTCCAGTATCCCAGCGCATAAAGAAACGGTCCGTCGTAAATATCATCGAACCGGCACACGTAGTCACCAACACCCAGGGGCGTGCGTATGCGCATGTTGAACCAGGCGGCACCGTCCGTAATAACATCCCGATACCACACCTCAAACAGCTGCGCCTGGGCATCAGTGAACACCCACGAAACACTTGCCGCCGTCGGTACAGAGGTGTATTTGCGACGCTGGCGCGTGCGGCCGGATGTCATGGTGGAACGCTGCAGGGGGCTGACGGGGGTGAAGCCATGCCCGGGGCGTTGGGGCATTGGCAGGTACTCGTGGGGGTAATTGATGTCGGTTTGCTTACCCATTAACCGATCCTCCTTTTAGCGGTCCAGCCACTTTGCAGGCCTTTAGAAACGTTTCCTTTCCCTGAGGCAAGGTCCCCGCTTATTTGCTGGTATACCTGCTTACCACCGCGAGCCACTGCCGCTTCTACCAGGGCAATGGTTTTTTCATCCGGATTACCGTTGATCTGGATAGTTGGGCTGTAATTGAACCCGCCGCCACCACCACCAATATCCCGGTTACTGATGACGCGACCGTTATCGCCGGGGATCATGTACTGGCTGCCATTGCTGGCTTTGAAAATCTCAGGCTTACCGCCCTCGCCTACGCGGTACATGGAGCTGGCAGATACCGGGCCGCCGTGTTCTCTCCCGCCACCATATGAGATGCTCGCAACGTTCGAAAGTAATGAAGCTCCAGCAGAGGCGATAGCTGCATAGTTCGCAAGTTTTTGCGCTGGAGTCAGCGCTGTCGGATCAGCCATGGCCTGCATGATTGCGGTATTCAGGCTGAGGGTAGACTGGGCAATCGCAAACGCTTTACTGGCTGCGAACATGACCTGGTACGCCGCGTTACTCTTGCCAGCGGAGTCAGCAATTATCGATGCCAGACTATCAAAACCTTGGGACGCAGAGCCCAGAATAGAAAGAACGGATTCTCTTTGCTGATCTGCCTCCGTTTGAGCTATTTGCATGCGCGCATTTGATGCCTGCAGCTGGATTGCAGTTTTGGCGTCTTCGTAAAGCTGGGTATTTTGCTTATCCAGTTCCTGATATTTAGCCAGGGCCTCAAGTTTTTGCGTCTCCTGGAGATTAATTTGTGCCAGCGGATCCACTGATGCCCCAGTAAGGGGGTTGGATGAGGTATTTCCTGCAGCTATCTCCTGCCTGGCATACTTCTGCCCCTGCTCAGCCTCTTTGCGCTTCTGAATAGAGATTGCCGCCTGCTCGTTTGCCTCCCCAAGCGCCCGCGCTTCCGCCAGTTGCTGCTGAGTGGCTGCACTGCCAAGAGACTGCTCCGCACGTAGCCCCGCCTCCTGGATACGTCGTTTTTCTATTGACTCTGTAGTCAGGTCAGACTGGGCGCGAAGCTTTTCCAGTTTCTGGGCGACGGACTCAGCAGAAGAGGCGGATTTTTTACCTTGCCGCTCGCTCTCTTGCTGTGCTTTTTTTCTGGCCTCTTCAGATTTTTCTAAATCGTAATTTTCAGCAGCCAGCCTTCCTGCCGCTGAGATTTGATTCTGATTATCCGTTACCTTTGCAGCCTGCATTCGGGCCTTCGCTATTGCCCGCTCCCTCTCATCCTGGATTTTCAGTAATTCATTCTGCTCCTCCAGAGTAGCGATAACTTTATCGCCCTCTTTTGTCGCCGGAGAAATCTGCAGCGCTTTTGGATCGAAGCTTTTTCCAGCCTGATTCGCTCGGTTTATTTCATCTGCTGTCTCACCGAAGGCTTTAGCTACTGCACCCTGCACCTGCTCGAGAGACCATGACTTTTCGATGAGTTGATCGTGAACTCCCATCGCTGAAAGCATGTTGTTGGTTAATGTTCTGGTAGCTTCAGCTGCCGTATCTTCAGTTCTGGACAGCTTGTCTTTTGCCGCCTGCAGGTCACGTGTTTTACGCGCCAGTTCATCAGATACTTCAGATTGGCGCTGAGCAAATTCAGTACCCTGACCCATTGAATCTGCATACTTTTGCGCTGCAGGAGTGAAACTACGGTAACGCGCATTCAGACTGTCCACTTCACTCTGCAGATCTGCAATAACCTCTTTTTGTGCACGGATGGAGGTATTGGCATCAGCTATAGCTCCACGCAGCTGCGTATTGGACATAGCGGTCATGGCGGCGTTGAGCTTATCCAGCCCATCGGCGAAGGCTATGGCTTCTTCTTTGGCCTGTTGTGCTTTTTGCCAGAAATAGAATATCGCTCCGGCTGCGAGCATCGCCGCGCCAGCAGGGCCACCTATAAGAGCAAGCGCACCACGAGCCATTCCAATACCAACTGATGCTGCGCGAGCAGCTGTAGCTGCCCGGGCTGATGCCGCAGCCTGGGCGTTTTCAGCCTCAGTAAGGGTAATAGATGCAGTAGTCGCCCGTGTTTTTGCGGCAATAAGAGCATCCATTGCCAACATCTCTGCAGCGCTACCTTTTGCCACGTTATATTCAGCTTGGGCCAGCGCAAGAGAAGAAAGAGCAGCCTCTTTATCAGCAAGAGCTTTACGCTGAACAGAATTAGCGGCTACCAAAGCAGCCTGTGCCGTCTGATTGTCGGCTACAACCTGCTGACGGGATGCTGCGATATCAGCAATTTTCGCTGAGGTAGCCATGGTCAGCGCGCCGACATACCGCGCGCCCATTATGCCGGCAACAATCGTGAGCGTAGTGCTGAGAGCGTCAAGATTTTCACTGAGCGAGATGACTGAATCACTGAATATTTTGACGCCAGTTTTTACAGTGGCATTCTCACCAAAGAACTTCGTGATGTTGTTGTTGGCAATTTCAAGCGACTGGCTGATCGTGGCAGTTGTTTTAGCAAACTCTTGTCCAATTTTATCGCCCTGAGATAGCAGGCCATTAACGATCACCTCAGTCGTTAACTTGCCTTCTGCAGCCATGTTTCTGAGCGCCCCAATGCTGACATTCATAGAGTCAGCAAGAGCAATCATGAGCCGGTTCCCCTGCTCATTCACAGAGTTAAATTCATCGCCTCTTAGAGCTCCGGACGCCAGACCTTGAGCAAGCTGAATGATTGCGTTGCTCGCCTCCTCGGCCGTCGCACCAGACACGACAAAACCTTGGTTAATAATGGTTGTCAGACGTGTTATGTCCTCTACCGTGACGCCGTAGCTCCTTGTTGATCGCTCCAGGCGGGCGTAGAGAGTGGCTGTAGCATCAAGTCCAGAGCGGGTTTTTTGGGAAATATCAAAAACGCGCTCTGTTACATCAGCCAGCGTTTCGAATGGTGGAACAGAATCCCTGACTGCGTTTGCCAGTTTATTGCTCAGGTCCTGCCATGCCTGGGCATATGCGCCAACCTGCTGGACAGAAAGAGCGGCTATGAGGGCTTTCGCGACGCCAGTTAAGCTGGACATTGTGCCCTCAATCGAAGACAGGGACCGCTCCGTGCGGTTTATGCCAGCCTCAAGCCGGCCCATGCTCCCATTAATCCCATTCAGCGCAGCATCAATATCGCGGCGCCCTTGGAGCAGGCGAGCCGTATCCATATCCACTTCGTATACGATTGTTCCTGCGCTAACAGTGCCAGCCATTATTTATCTCCGGGCATAAAAAAAACCCGCCGTAGCGAGGTTTGTGATTTGGTGATTACATAAAGCAAAAACCCGCCGGAGGGCGGGGATTAACAAAGATCTCGAGAGGTGTAGCTTCAATTACCTTGAGAATAAAAATCCCGCAAATACTAACACTACAGCGACGGCAATTACCCATGAAATCGCCGTCGTCATTGTCGCCGACTCTATGGCTTCACTCTCAATTACTTTAATTTTTTCTTCAAATTCAAATTGCTTTTTATCAGCATCCAGCATGGTAAGAGCCAGCGTCTCTTCTAAAAGTACAGAATTGAAGAGCTCCACCATGTCTTTATGCTCGGATAACCCTATATTAGTTAATAGATCCACCACGGCATCTTGCACATCCAATTCTGCAGCATGTTTATTGCCGCCAGATGCTTCTACCTCTTTGACGTAATTGTATTTTTTTAATGCTATTTCTCGAGCTTTAAGCCTGTTAACCTTCACTACATTTCCATTGCTTTCACTACTAACGAACAGCTCGCTAACGTCGTAGTCCAAAGAAAAATTCATATCCCTATCCCCATTGGTAAAAATGAACATCCTACCCAGGAATAGCACAGGCGCAACGGCAAACGCTGATTTATTGATCTCAGGTGAGCAATCGGATGCTACCTTGATTTCGCCAAGCGTCGCGCCTTCTTCGCCAGATATTCATCAGCAACTGCGTCGTACTCGTCTTTCGTGAACCCTTTCTGATCTGGATATTTCGCGGCAATCAAAGTCTGAAACTCCGTCATCGATAGCTGCTCGGCTTCTACCCGGCTCATGCCGAAATGATTACGCGCTGCGCTTACATACTCAAAAGCATTGAATTCATTCGTCCGATCGTCAGCCTCATGTCGCTGAAGCTTGCGGACCTTCGCTTTTCCGATGATACCGTGCGTTATCAGCGACTGCGCAATAACCAGCATGTCGAATTCATCCATCGAGCCACGGCGAATTTTAAAGGTCTTTCCTGATGCTTTTGCTGGTCGAATCTCTCCGATTAAGTGCGTCACATCATGGTCGCAACACGCCGCCAGTACCGTCATGGACGCCATAATTGCCTTCCTCCCGTAACTGGTCGATTTAATATGCTGAATCAGCCACTCAGGAATCAGTCCATACGCTTCAAATGCTGATTGCAACACATTTGAAATCTCGTCGTGATGCAGTTCGTAGAACGCCTGCACGATCTCTTTCGGTTCGCCGATGCGCGTCATATTAATGAACGATGGGCGGAAGAAGTATTCTTTCTCACCGACGGTGATAAGGCATTCGCCAATCTCTTTCATGGGGATCATAGCTAAATCCGGTAACAATCATTTTCGGGGCCACCAGGTGGAAGCCCCTGAAATGGCAATTACGAAGCGGTAACGGTTACCGCGGTAGTTCCTACCTTCCCGCCGTCCGTAGTGGTGAAGGTTGCGTTACCAGTACCTGCCGCGACGCCTGTGATCAAGCCGCTGGTGCTAATGGTGAACTTCGATGTGTCAGAAGATGCCCATACACCGGTTTTATCGGTCGCGTCAGCAGGTGATACGGCCGCAGAAAGCTGCCGCGTCGCGCCAACAACAACTGATGTGGTGGCTGGCGTCAGCACAACGCCGGTCACAGGAACTTCGTCAGGAGTTTCCTGCACGTTAATAGTGTCAGAATCAGAAACTTTGAATTCGGTTGAGAGCGTAACGATGTCATTGCTGCCGCCATCAGAGCTAAGTGCGG